TGACTGTTAATCATGATGTCACTGGTTCGAGCCCAGTTGGGGGAGCCAAAGCAAAAGTCAGTAATTGAGCCATAAACGGCTTGTTTACTGACTTTTTTCTGCGTTCAAATATTTTTGTTTTAAAGAGAATATTCATCTCTTTTTATGCCTTTTAATCTCTTATACTACAGATAAACTACAGATTTCCCATAATAAAAGCCGCCTGAAATTAATCAGACGGCTTATTTTACGCCAATAATTTGATCGCGTTGTAAAGGGTGTCAACCTCTTGGATGATATAATGGTCAATATCGACTTTGTAGTCTGTATGGCCCATAAGTGCAATTATATCTTCCTCTCTTGCACCTGCTGCGGACATTCGGGTCGAAAATGTTCGTCTGCAGCTGTGCGGGGTGTATTCATCACATAAGCCTATGGCTTGCATTGCAGGGCGGAAACAATACTTTAAGAAATAATCTTTGTTCATCGCTTTGCCGAACTCTGAACCCTCGTGCATTCGGCAAAAAATTGTTTCGCCCCCGTTCTCAATGCACTTTTGAACGAGCTGTTGTATTTTAGGATGTATCGGCACTATTCTGTCTTTGCCGGCATCGGTTTTTTTACCGCCGACAAAATAATGTATACCGGAATCAGTTACTTTATATCTGTCAGGTGTTAGCTCAAGAAACTCGGAAACACGAAAGTTGACATAACACATTATGTAGATATAATCCATATATGGTACTTTGCCTACATTCTGCTTGATGAGTTCAAGCTGCACTTCTGTAAATCTTGTAGCTGTAGTTTCTTCCTGTTCCGGCAATTCGATAAAGGTTGCATAGTCTTTGTTTACTATATCCTCTTTCATCGCAAATGTGTACAGTGTAGTGAGCAGGCACTTGACTTTATGCAATGCAGAGTAACCTAAGCCCTCACAGATTTTCTGTGTGTTTGTGACCTTATAAGTGCCCTTACCGTTCTTGTCAAGATATTTTAATTTGCCGCCGGCGCCAACTTCGTGATGTGGGTTATCGTAATAGTCTATTATGTACTGATAGTCTGATGTGCGTAAATCTCGAAATTTACGCTTATGGAGCGGCTCAAGTTTTATCCAGGCACTCGCATAGTTACTTTTAACGCTCTTGCCAAGTCTATCGTATGCTTTAGTTTTGAGCCATTTAGCGTGCAATTGTTCGAGCGTTATATTATAGCAACTTACAGGGTTGTATTCATAATCTTTGAGTGCATTTTCTGCCTCTCGTTTTGTGGCAAAAGCGCCCAAATAAACCTGCTTACCTGTGACAGAGCTTGCGGCCGCATAAGGTTTTGACTTGTTATCTTTGCGTATATAGATGCTTCCAGTACCTTTCGTCCTGCGTCTGTTTTTCGGCTTGTCAGATGATTGATTTTTACCGCAGTAAGGACAAAAAATGAAATCATCTTGTAACTCTCTGTTGCACCGTTTATTTATGCATTTTTTCATATTTCACCTCAAAAAAAGGGTGCAAAAATCCCGTTAAAATCTTGCAAATTTTAACAGGACATGGTACAATATATCTGCTGACTAAATGTACCGTTGCATTCCCGTGTAATGGTTTCCGTCCTATCCTGTTGGCGCAGGATAGGGCGGTTTTTTTATTGCTTATGTTCGGATGGTAATGCTTTAAAGCAAAGTCCTGAATATTGGACTTTGAAAAAAATGGAAAAATTTGGGGGTTGCAATTGTCGAACAGGTGTTCTATAATTAAAACATAGCCGAAACGAAAGGAGAAACGGATATGAAGAATTACAAACAATACATAATAGAAATGTTAGAAAAGATTACCGATAGAAAAATACTTAAAAGGATATATGATTACATATGTTTTGTTTGCTTCAAGGGTGGCGATTAAGCCACCCTCTTTTTTTATGTAAATAATTTTTTGATTGTTTCAATAACTTGCGCTCTTTCCGCAGGCGGAAGTTTCACGAAGTTTGAAACAATCTTTTTTTCTATGTCTGTCAATTCGTACTCAATCGCTAAATCATCAAGAAATTCATCGGCAACCTCAAAAAACATATCACCTTTGCCCTCCGTAAGCCACAAAGGGTTTACATTATATGTTTTACATATGAGTTTTAACATGAATTCTTTTAGTTCAACACGCTCAAGTTCAATGTTGACTATAACATCTTTGCTCACGCCTAACTTCTCTCCAAAACTCGTTTGGGACAATTTCAAGTTTTTTCGCAATTCTCTTACCCTTGAATTAGGAGTCATTTAACCACCTCCTTTTATAATACTATTATATCAGTTAAAAAGTTGTTTGTCAACACAAAAAATAAAAAATAATTTAAAAAATGTGTTGACAAACAAATTTAAATGCGTTATAATATTGTTGTAAAACAAAAACGGAGGAGATGAAAAGAATGTCAACAACAACAAAGTCAACAGCAACAAAAGATAGAGCTGATATAAAACAGCTTATTGAACTTATCAAGAGATTACCCGAAAGCAAGCAGAACTTCGTTAATGGATATGTGCAGGGCGTTTGTGAAACACTGTCCGATAAAAACAAGTCTGCCTAACAGCGGCAAGCAGAAAGCGAGGTGAGAGCAATGTTTTACAATGAACTTGACTATTTGGACGATGAAGAAGTTGAGACAATTTGTTCAAGTGAAATTCCAACCGATGACGAATTAGAAGATAATCTAAACAAAGTTATTGACGAAAAGCTACTTCATTCGTTTTATCTGCTTGGCAAGTATGATGTCAAGATAGAGAGAGCATACCGAGAGGGTTTCAGGAGCGGTCTTGCACTGACTATTTCGGTTACCGCTCTATTATTATCACTGGTGGCATTAATATGGAAACTACAGACAATATTAACGCTATTACCGAAATAATTATCGGGACCCAAAAACGGATTTTTTCTTTTCTGCGGTATAGTAAAAACATTTTTCCTTTTTTAGAAATACAGTAGTATTTAGGATCGGGTGAATAGTCAATAAGATGATAACGCAACAAGAAAGAATATTTTTCTTTAAATTTATAGTCAACATCTTGTTTTAAGAGTTTATTACCTTTATATAAGGACCTAAGTATTCTCACTTCTGATTTATCAAGAATGAGGTCTTTATGAGAAGTTGACATAGTGTGCACCTCCTTTCATAGTTAATCATAGCATTTAAGGTCGTGTAAAGCAATAAAATATCGAAAAGAATAGTAGAACTTGAAAAAGTTCTTGTCAAACAGCAGAAAACAGCGTGAACACACCAACAGAAAGGAGATGAGGAGATGAACAACACTTTACTTATCAACCCAAAAACTGGTCAGGAATATGACGATGTTCCGCCAGCTGTAGCGGCGAAGTTCCTCGGCGTTGCTCTCAATTTCGTGTATGACGGCTTAAAGCAAAAAGCACTGCCGATTGGTACAGCAGTACAGAGCGACAAAGGCAGGTGGACTTACAATATTCCTTGTGACAGGCTCAAAGCATATGCAAGCGGTGTTGATGTTTTGCAGACCACACAGCTTTTAGAAATGTTTATCAGCAGAAAGGGGGCATAATCAATGACACTTAGACACATTAAAACAAAACGCAGTCTTAAGGATGAGAACAAGCACTTACATAGCTTAGTCAAGCACCTACAGATTGAGCTTGAGAACGCAAGGCTTGACATTAGCATTAGGAATGACGCAATCAGCGGTTACAAAAACGAAAACATAAGGCTTAGACAACGCATTAATAGTATGTATGAGTATGATGTTTTCAGGGAGGATGTGTAACAGATGAAAAGATTAACTTTAAATCAAGACGGTGAAATCAAGGTTAAGGACATCTACGGCAAAATGCACGATTGTAAAGATGTGCCGAATGAGTTTTACGGCTGTATTCGCAAACTTTACGACTTCGAGAATACAGGATACAATCCCGATTTTATCGACACTATACCCCACATACTTATGGATATGGCAGAACTGCTTGAAAATCCCACGGCAGAGAGCATCAAGGCTTGCAAGTCTAAGATTAACTACATTTTAAGCGCAAAAGAAGAAAACCGCTGAAGCTCTCGCACAGCTTCAACGGTTTAAAGGATATAA